CGAAGGCATGACCAGGATGGCCGCCGGTCGCGCCCTTGGCTCCCTGTCGTCCCTGATCGTCAAGCACCTGTCGGCCAAGGCCGAGGATGCTCCGGCCATCCCCGATGAAGGCATCGAGCCCCAGCCGTCTGAAAAGTCCGCAAAGCCTGTCAACCCTTCTGATCCTGACGACCCCGACTACGACCCCGATTTCGACCCGGAGCTGAAGTGCGTCGTCTCCGACTTCGACGGCACGATCCGCGAGCCTGACTCCGGCAAACTTAACAAGGCCGTTGCCGGCCATCTTCGCCGCGCGGCCTCCGAGGGGAAGGCCATCCACATTGTCACCGGCCGCTTGGAGTCCGCCCGCGCCGAGACCGAGGAATACCTGAAGGCCAACGAGGTCCCCTTTGCTTCTCTCCGGATGAAGGGTGACGCGGCCATAGCAACCCCTGGCTACAAGGTCGACGCCGTCCGCTCTCTCGAGTCCGAGGCCGGCCGCATCAAGCATATCGTCGAGAACGATGGCGAATGCTCGAAGGCCTATGCCGCCGCCGGCTATCATTGCATCCACCCGGACTCCCTGTCCGCGGCCGAAGCCGAAAGCGACGCCTCGAGCCGTCCCTTGGATACTGATCCGAAACCGTCGCGCGCTTGACTCCCGCGTAGGTTCAACACCAGACCATGACCCTCGAGCAATCCCTGCAGGCCCTGAAGTCCGCCTTTACCAGCAAGTCCTCGGAAGCCGAAAAGCTTGCCGCGGAAATGTCCGAGCTGAAGGCGAAGAACGACACACTTGCCGCCGAGTATTCCGCCGTTGCCGAGAAGCTTGCCGCTTCCGCCGCGCTTGCCGGCGATCGTGACTCCCTGGCCTCGAAGGTCGAAGAGCTCACGAAGGCGCTTGCCGCCACGCAAGAGATGAAGGCCCAGGCCGTCGCTCAAATTGAGTCCGTCGGCAAGGAGTCCGCAAAGATTGCCGCCGCTGTCGGCGTCGCTCCGGTCGAAATCTCAGCCGCCGATCAGTCCGTCCAGAAGTCTCCCGATGAAATCTGGACCGAGTATTGCTCGATGAGCGACCCGTCCAAGAAGCAGGCGTTCTACAACGCCAACCGATCCGCCATCATCTCGCATCTCGGCGTCAAATAATTTTCCCTAACCTAACCCTCCCCTCCCTATGTCCTCCAACTCCGTCCTCAATCAGGGCCTGGCACCGCAGTTCGTCGCCGCAGAAACCCTGCGCACGCTCGTCCCGGTTCTCGCCCCGCTGAACAAAATCGTCACCACTGACTTCTCCGCCTATGTCGCCGAGAAGGGCCAGGTCGTCCACACTCGCTACGCCGACGCTTTCACCGCGTCGACCTATGATCGCGCCACCGGCTTCGTCGCCGAGGACGCCGTCTCGAACGATGTGGCCATCACCCTGTCCGACCACAATTATGTGATGACCTCCTTCACCGACACCGAAGTCGCCACCATCTCGCTGGACATGCTTCGCCGCGTGTTCATCGCTCCGATGGCCAACGCCACCGTAACGAGCATCTTCAACGGCGTTATCGGCCAGACCACTGCCGCCGCTTATCCCGCCACGCCTTTCTACTCCGGCACGAAGGCCAACTTCAACCGTATTGCCATCGCCGGCGGTGCGACGAACATGACGAAGGGCAACCTTCCTTTCAACGATCGCTCTCTCCTGCTGACGCCTGACGCCTTCGGCCAGCTCCTGCAGGACCCAAGCGTCGCGCAGTACCTGTCGATCGGTGACACCTCCGTCATCCGCGACGGCAAGGTCGGCCGTCTCCACGGCATCGACATCTACGAGGTCAACACCTGGGCCGCGGCTCCTGCCGGCGAGCACCTTAACGGCATCGCGTCGTGTCGCGAAGGCCATGTTGTCGTGACGCGAGTCCCGGCCGCTCCGACCACGGGCGGTGGCGAGCAAATCACCGTCCAGGATACGGACAGCGGTTTCGCTTTCTCGCTCCGCTCCTGGTACGATTGGACCGCTGGTCTGTCGAACCTCTCGGCTTCTTGGATTATCGGCCAGAGCGTCGGCAATCCGAACGCCGCGCTTCGCGTCGTCATCTCCGATCTCTAAACCTCACCCGCCAAGCGCGGGAAGAGTTGAGGCCTCCCTTCGGGGGGGCCTCTTTTTTTGTCCAGAGCTTTGACTCCCGCGTAGGTTCATGGGATCCATCCAGAACGAGTGGGCCGCAGACGCCGCCGAAATCCTCAACGAAATACCCAAGGCCGTGACGGTCCGCCATGGCTCTGGTCCCTCCACTTCTTTCAATGTCCTTATGTCCGCGCCTATGGTCCAGCAGGATATGGAGACCGGCGGCTTCCTGAATTCCACGAGCTACGACGTGAAGTTTCTTAAGGCCGACTCTGATCTGAACCCCGGCGTCGTCGTCTACGGAAACTTGATTAATTACAACGGCGGGGACTTCCGAATTGTCGCCATCAACGACCGTCCTCCGTCCGCTTGGATAATTGTCCGGGTACAGTCGAAGGCCGGCCCCGCCTAATGACCGTCACCGCCAACAAGGGCGTCGTCATCGACGACTCCGCGCTGAAGGCTCACCTGCGAGATTTCTCGAAGGTCATGGGCCGCGAGCTCTCCGAGGTTATCCGCGACCAGGCGGCCGCCTTCTGCATCGACATGATCAACTACACCAGGCCCTACGAGTCGAAGGGCGAAGGCATGGCAAAGACTGCCCTGGACAAGGGCGTGAAGAATGTCCGCGATTCCGTCTTTCACATTTTCCGTCCTTTGAGCCGGGCGACCTCCGAGCAGGTTGCGGCCATCGGCCGTTTCGATGTTTTCAAAATGTGGGAAAAGAGGAACGGCGGATCCTCCGACGCGGGGAAGGCAAAAAAGATGCGCTGGACCAAGTTCCAGCAGTCTTTCGGCGGCGGCAAGTCCGTCCCCTTCATTGCGGCCGGCGACATGGGTGCTCTCGGCGCTATCCACTCGAAGCTACGGCGCGACGGCGGCCGTGGTTCGCTCCACGACTCCGCGGCTAAATCGGCGGACCCTTACGCCATCGTCTCCCGCGAGAAGGACGTCGAGGCTTACGCGAAATTAAAGGCAAAGGATGTGGGCATCCTCAAGTCCGCCTATTACTTCGCGGCCCTCCGCATCAAGGCCAAGGTCAAGGGTGCCGCCTGGGTAAAGAACCCCGAGGGCGCGTCAAATGCTATTAGCGACGACAAGACCGGCGCTGTCCTCGAGCCTTTTGTCACCGTCGGAAACCTGAAGGGTCGCCGCGGCATCACCGACTCGCTCGTCCAGGCCGCCATCAACCACCGGGGGTACGCCATGCGCAATGCCATGGCGCGCCGGCTAAATAAAGATAAGATTTCCCTTTGGCAGGCCACCGCCAATGGGTCCGTCGCTGGTACCTCCAGCAACTTTTCCTGACCCCTATGCCTCCCCCCACCATCTATGGCATCCGCACAATCGCGGAGCAGTCCCTGAAGGCCTGGTTCGATCTGAACGCGGGGATGCTCCCTGGCGTCCAAATCCACGCCGGCCAAACGGACGACATTCGCTCCGTCCCGATTGTCATCCTTCATGCCGAGACCGCCCTGGCCCACCCTGATCTGGGGGCCTTCTCCCAGGGCAACTTTGAGCTCACCGTGAAGCTCTATGTCTATTCATCGGCGGACGACTCTACCTTGGCCCAGCACCGTGAACGCGTCGAGAATGTCCAGGCCATCATGCAGGATGTTTCGGGCCTGCAATCGGCTTGGGTCGCCGGCGAGCTCTATTCCGCCTGGGTTGTTTCCGACGATGAGGGGGTTGCCGATCGGCGTTATGGCAATGTCCTCTCTTATACGCTCGTAGCGGTCTATCCTCCTGCCCCTTGACTCCCGCGTAGGTTCAAGACCTTCTCTCCATGTCGCTCCCTCAAACCTTCGGCGCCAGCCACGTCTTCGCCCTCTACGACACCGCCAGCTTTGTCACCCTTCAATCGGACGGCATCAGCAAAAAGCCGGCGCTCGATGTCGAGGTCATGGACGAGACCGGCCGCGTCATCACCGATCGCTTGGACGACGAACGCATCGAGACCTCCCTTTCCGGCGTTCTCAAAACCGCCGCTGTAATCCCCGAGGTCGGCGCGCGCCTGACTTATAATGCCGTCAGCTACATCATCAAAGGTGTTTCCAATGACGGAACGAACAACGGCTTCCGCAAGGTCACTCTGACTCTCGTCAAGTACCAGGAGATTGCCTAACCCGAAAGGGGCGCACCGCCGTGTCTAACCGGTGGACTCAAGCGGCGACTATCCTCCCCCCGACCTTGAAGGTTTGCGGGCGGCGCCTTTTGCCTTTCTGCCTCCGGCACCGCGTAGCACTTGAGGCCATCGGTTCGCCAATTATCCAGACGCACCTCGAGGCCACCGCAAAGGATGTCCTGGCCGCTTGTCGCATCCTTTCGTCCCACGATCTGACGGCGCTCCGGAAGCCGCCCACATTCTCCGAGGGGCTTTGGCTTGCGCGGATGAGCTGGAACAAAAAGGCCCTGATAGCCGAGGCCGTGAAACTCCACTATTACTTTGAGGCGCAGTCCCTTTGGCCCCGCTTCTGGGAAAAGGAGAACGCGGGAAGGTCGGATGGTTCTGTCCCCTGGCCGCTTGCAGTTGTTGCGAGCCTGATCCGTAACGGTGCCACGCTCGAGGAGGCCTGGACCATGCCAGAGGCCGAGGCCGTTTGGCTCCATGTTGCTCACTCGGTTGCATCTGGTGCTGACATCTCCGTCGTCTCCGATACTGAATGGGAAGCGATGGAAGAATACAAAAAACAAGAGGCCAGCCGGAATTGACCCATGGCCGACGACGTAAAAGTAAAGTTTGGCGGGGACTTCACCGATGTTCCGAAGGGCGCCGATAGCGCCGGCAAGCTTGCCGGGACTGCGATTGCGGCGTCGTTCAAGGAATACACCAAGAGCCTTACCTCATCCCTGGCAAGTTTCTTTTCCGTCTCGAACCTAGTGGGAACGTTTGCCAGCAATTTCTCGGCCGCCCTAGAAAAGTTCAGAGAAATTGACCAGCTGTCCCGCCAGCTTGGAGTCAGCCGCGTCGAATTGCAAAAGTTCAGCAAGCTTGGCGCCGAAGTCGGCATTTCAATGGAAACAATGGCGCGCTCGATTGGCTTTGCCAATAAGACCATCGGCGCCGCCCAAATGTCCGCCGGCGCCCAGCGTCAGTCCTTGATCGATTTAGGGTTCACCCTTGAGCAAATCACCGGCGGTCACATCAAGGCCACCGACGTCATGTTTAAATTGGCCGAGGCTTACGACAAAAACAAAAACTCTAACAACCTGGCAAAGCAGACGACCGAGGTGTTTGGTCGCGCCGGCCAAGAGCTGACGCGAATTCTTAAAGGTGGGAATGTCGAATTGCAGGAACGCATCCGACTGATGCAGGTTTACAACGAGCAGGCCGTCCGCGGCGGCGCGGCAACAGCTCGTTATCTCGAGAAGTCGGAGAAGAAGTTAAAGTATCATTTCGGAGGCAAGCAGGCCGAGCGTTTAGGATTTGAAATGATGTCGGCTCAATTGGAAGACGTGGAGTCACAGACCAGAAAAGAAATGGGGATCAAGGGACGCGTCGGCATTCAAGAAATGCGCGAGAGCGGTCAGTTCCCTGAATTTTACAAAAAACTTTTAAAGAACGCGGCAAAAGTAGGAATGAAACCCGAGGACGTTCTTTCGGTAATTGAAACCCAAACAGATCAAGCTGGATTCACCACATCCGAAAAAGCCAAGGGAGAGCTTGCGGTGCTTGGTTCATTTCTCCGCAATACTGTTGAGCAGGAAGAACGGGACAGAAACAAAAAGACCCTTTCCGATACCGGCGATCTCGTCGACCTTGGAGCTGGAGGAGCCAAGGAGCCTCTCGCACTTTTATCTTCTTCCCTCCAGGCCATAGGCGGAGGCGACATTTCGTCCGTCATGTCCGGCCTCGGCGCTAACGAGGTTGCCGAAAATACCAAGCGCACCGCGGACGGCGTGCAGAAGCTTGTCGAGAAGAATGTCGACCAGACGCCTGTCAGCGACGTCGCAAAATAAAAACCACCTATGCCTTACAAATCCGCCACGCGTCAAGATTTCGGGAACGCCCTGAACACCGTCCCTGGTGTCGCCCAGCCGACCGGCACGATTGACTGCGACGCCTTCGGTCTAGTCCAGGCCCAGCTCACCTACACGCTCGACTCCGCGGACGGCGTGCTCTCGAACCTGCTGACCTATTTCACCGCGGCGCGCGACTACCCTTACGCGATCAGCGCCAAGCTCTCGACGAACATGAAGTCTTACAAGACCCATGTCACTTTCTCGAAGGGCGGCATCGCCAATGTGACGGTCGACTTCATGGGCATCAACCGCACCGGCGGCATCACCGACGCGAATGTCCAGGGCGTCGTCGCTACCAGCGCCCAGCCTATCCAGACGCACCCTAATTTCACGGCCATCACCGACTCCACAATCGGCACCGCCGGTCAGCCCCTGGCCGGCAAGCCCGACTCGACCTACGCGCGCAACAGTCCGAACCGTCCGATCTTCATGCCCATCGCGGCCGATGTCGCCGGCGTCAATACCTCGACGGTGAAGCGGTGGGAGTTCAAGGGCTTCGGCTTGTCCGATACCGATACGCCCAACCCGAAGGCCGGCGTAATGCAATTTCTCCGCCCGCAGACAACGGTCCGAGGCGTCATCTATATCGAGGCCGGAATGTCTACCTTTGCCGAAGGCATCACAAAAAATGTCGGCCGTCGTCTCGACGCCACTGCCCTGGCTTACCTCATCCCGTCGTCTGTCCTGGCCGGCTCCCTGAACCCCGACAAGTACCTGCTGACGCACGCCGGCATCGAGACGATCGGCAACGCGAATACCGGCTCCGGCTCCAACACGGTCGCGTACAAGGTCACCTATGACATCATGTACGGCGGCAAGATTGGTTGGGACGCCGATATCTACGGAGGCTGGATCTGATGCAGGATGTCGGCTTCAACGGCTCCGGCAACCGGTTCGTCACCCGCTTCCAGGCCGGTGCTCCGATCTTCGCGAGCCAGCTGAACGA